GCTAATCCAGCCGTCATCCCGCTCATACCCAAAACTTTTTCCTGTTGCATTAATGACATGGCGCCCATAGAGCCAGCCATTCCGATACCCATTTGGGCACCCATGCCCATTCCGCCTCTTACCCTAGTGTCAATTCCTGCGGCTTTTGCAGCCTTTGTGTCATAGATCTTGCCACTTGCATCCATGAACTCTCTGCGTCTATAGCCATAAGTTCCTACTTTACGACTCTTGACTCCATCTTCTCCAGAGTCTTTCCAAGCGCCAACTGCTCCAACGTTTCCTACACCAGCGCCTGGGCCAGACATATACATAGGCATCATTTGTCCTGGATATGCGGCAGACAGCCTCTTAGACTGCTCTCTTAAAATTCCTTCTCTAATAGTTCTTGTAGTTGTTCTTGCAGAGTTTATTCGTTCTTTTGCATAATCTGCATAAGCTGAACTCAGATATTTTCCTGAATTCATAATTCCGTATCTTAATCCTACTGTGCCTAATTTAATTGAGTCAGTTAAAGATTTAAAAGATTTAGTTATTCCTGCTGGAAGCTGACCAATTTGTGAAAGTCTTAAGGTGTTTATAGCCTGCTGAGATTGTCCAGTTTGCGATGCACCAAATGCGTTTCCAAAAACTCCAGCTCCGCCAACATAAGGAATTTGTTGTACTTGCATTTGAGGATTACCCGAAGCTGTATATCCAGATCTAGATACAGGTGTTACTGATCGCTCAGCCTTTAATCTTTCCTGCTGAGCTCTTTTTGCTGGATTTCCTGATACTCTAGATCCATCTTTTTTACGTCCATAAGCATATCTACTTCTTTGAACAGGGCCTCCACCAACTGGGCCTCCAGCATTAAGATATTTTGGATTAACGTGCATTGCATGATACTTAGACCAATCAACATCCATTCCTTCTTCAAATCTCTTAAGCAATGCATCATAAGGCTTTCTATCTTTTTTAGGAAGAGACTTGATATATGACTTTAATTGTGGATATGCGGCTTCCATCTTTTCTTTAATCTTATCGCCATATTCTTTTGCAGTCATCTTTGCAATAATAGGAGCGGTATCACGAGCAAAATCTTTTCTAGATCCACCCTTGACTTGCAACAAGTTTGCCAGCGCCATCTCTTCCATAGAAGGCATAGTTTTTGCAAAATCATCATTCATAGATGCTTTAGCTAGGACCCCACCATTACCAACATCTGACAATCTTCTTCCGTGAACATTTGATCTAGACAAATCTTTATTTGCAAGAATCATAGAAGCAATAAATTGATCCAGAACTTCATCTTGACTAAACTTTCCAGGCACTGATGTATTTGGATTAATGAAGCCTTCATCGTAATCTGACTCTGCTCCAAGAAATCTAGACTTGCCAGTTGGGTCCAGTGGATTGCGAATTGATTTTGCAACTTGAACTGGAGTTTCAAGACCTAGGATTCTTCCAATTTCTGTTCCACGCATTTCTGCTGTTAAGCTAGGTTCATTTGGAACCGCTTTAAAGAACACCTTTTTCTTTTCTTCGTTTTGATAAACCCCAGCAACTCCAGGAACTGGGAAACTTCTTCCTGTGCTTGGTGTTAGCAAATGACTATACGATGCTGGAATATATCCAGCAGGCGTTACAGCTGACATTTCACGAGCTTGCTGCAAAATCTTAAGTTGTTGTGCTGGTGCTAATAGTCTTAGAGCTGGTGATACAAATCCATAATTTTTTCTGCTTCTTGATATATGACCACCTGGAATCATTCCGCCAGAATTCCATGCTCCCGATACAAGAACTGGTCTTGGAGGTCTTCCAGCCAATATCCATTTTGATCTTTTTACTGCTGCTTCTAAAAGCATGCCTAAAGAATTTTTTTGATCTTTATTTGCTCTTACTACTCTGCCAGATTCCCAGTCAGCCTTGCTTTTAATTTTCCCATCATCTTGTAGTGCTGCATATATATCGTCTACGCTTGCAAACTTGTCCAAACCTGTTTTCTTTAATGCTATGGCAAGGTTTTCTTTTGCATCTGCTGAACTTAAGTTTAAAACATCTCTTGATAACCCTATAGTTTCAAGTGTGCTCATTACATTATTTATACCAGCAGGTATTACAGCACCAACCCCCATATAACCACTGGTTGTATACCCAACTAAATCTTTACGTGCAAAATGTGCTTTGTCGTGCAGTCCACCAATAGATGGGGACCCATCAGATGCATTTAAAAATGTTGTTGGAGCAATTGCTGCTATAAGATCATGCACTCCAGCAAATTTTTTATTTGCTAGCATTGCTTTTCTAACGTCATTTAGTTGCCAGTTTAAAGCTTTGCTACTACTTCTTGGGTATACCGTTTTCCCATCTTTTTCGAAGCCCTCTGCATCTTTAACACGGGGAACCATGCCATCTCTTTCTAGTCCCTGGACCTGCTTAATTCTTATTTTTACAAAATTTTCATCGCTTCCGCCAGCTTGAGCCTTAGCCTTATCAAAATTGCTTGTTGCAATATTTATAGCTTTATCAATTGGCAACTTATTGTGATAAGATAATTCAGCGGCGTCAAGCATGATCATTCTTACTCTTATATCATCTTCATATCTTGGGTTATTAATAAACTTTAGATACTCTCTATACTGTCTCTTAAAGTTTTGTTCTTTCATTCTAGCTTGAGCAGATTTAGACATCTTTTTACCGTATGAATTTACGCCCTTCATTATCTGCCCGCCAAAACTATATCCGTTATTGGCTGCATCCACTGCTGCATATAGATCAGGCATTCTTTGTATCTGAGGACCAAAGACTGTTTCCCGTGGAGTAAGTGCTGCTGTTATGCTTCCGCCATCGTTTAAGTAGGTAGATGGAGCCATTGCAACTAATGCAGCATTTGCTGGATCCATTGAGGCTTGCTGATTTAAAACATATCCGCCTAGAGGAACGCTTCCCAATCTATCATCATAACCAATTGAAGAAGGTCCAGAAACCATAGTCTTGCTTGGACCAAATGATTCTATGTCTCCACCGATGTTAAACTTAGGCAGCCTTGTTGTCTGAATACTATATGGTGCTCCAAAAGTTCTAACACCACGTAGTCTTCCAAATTCTTCCATGACAGAAGCATTTGTTTTTTTCTTATAAAGATCTCTTAATGTAAACTGACCATTTGCATCAACAACTGGTTGGTCCATCATAGGAGCTCTTGTTAAATCAATTCTTCTTCCTCGACCAGCGGCATATGCTGTTACTGCAGAGCCCATATCTGCTTCTATCTGTGCATTAAGTGCAAGTATTCTTGCCTTAGCTTGCTCAACTGTTATTTCTGCATTTCTCATTTGTTGCACAATAGATGCTGATTGCGTTGCGGCACTATCTGCAAATCTTTTAGTTATAGGCAGAATATCATCAAATGTGTCTAGCAGCTCTGCGCTTACAGTTCCACCCATAGCAATTGTCTTTTTGAGCATTGCAACTTCTTGTTCTGTCTGCATTCCTAGTGTTGCCATTAATGCATGGAACTTAGCTGCTTCTCCTGGAACAATTCCTGTTGATATTCCCTTTACGCTTGTTAGTCCTTCAATGTTTGGAAGCCTATCGTGCATGTACATTTGAGGAGTTCTTGATATGCCTCTATTAACTGGGATAGCTCCTGGGACTCCGCCAAATATAGTTGCAGGATTATTTAGATCTCTTGGTCTAATATGAGACATTGCTCTAGTGTTAGGATCTCCAACATATGGATCGTTAGGGTCTACAACTCTTCTTCCGCCAACCATCACTGGGTTACCAGCAACAGTGCTAACTCCTCCATTTACTGGAACTGCATTTTTCATTGATGCCGCTTGTAGACTTTGATAATCTAAAACAAGCTTTTGTAACGCATTGTGAAGAACTTGAGCTGCTGCTGCATCTGAATAAAATGCATTTTCAACCATAAGTGCTGCTTTTTCAGCAGCAATAATTTCTGGAGTAAGCATCTTCCAGCCATTGGCCTTCATAAAGAATGCTCTTAGTTGAACAACTCCCTTAGTTATATATCCAAAGAAGTTTGCAAGCACACCAGTTAACATAATAAGAGGACCAACCAGTGCTGTAAATCCAGCTAAAAATGTTAATCCCTTTTTAATTGGGTCAGGCAACTTAGTAAAGAAATCTAAAATCTTTGTAGCTGCGCTTATAAGCTTGGTAGCAACTCCAAGAAACTCTTCTCCAACATCTGCAAGCTCTGCTTTAAGGCCTTCTATAGCCCTCTTGTATTTACCAGATGCGGACTCTGTAACCATTTTTAATTCTCGGCTAGCAACTGCTGCTAAATCTGAAGTGCTTGCTTTCATTAAATCTAAAACTTGAAGAGTCTGGCTACCCTGCTTTCCTAAGTTGTTAAGCAATGCGCTCATTCTTGCAAATTGGAACTTACCAAACATTTGCTCCATTGCTCTTGCTTTACTTAATGGATCTAAACCATCAAGAGCTTTCTGCAAATCCATAAGCAAGCCAGTTGTATTTCCAGTATTTTTTGCAACCATTCCCATTACATCTATGCCAAAATCTGACATCATGCCAACTGTTTGTTTTGTTGGGTTAATAAGTGATGCTAGACCAGACTTTAAAGCATTGGCGCCTTCTGATGCGCTAATTCCACCTTCTCTCATTGCAGTTAAATAGAGAGCTAAATCTTTAACACTTCCTCCAAGCTGTTGAATTACTGGTCCAGCTTTTGGGATAGCCTCTACTAGGTCATTAAGAGTTGTTGAAGTTTGGTTTTCAACTGCGTTGAGAAAGTTAATTGATTCAGTTAGTTGTTGAGTATTTTGCTTAAAAGCTGTCTGAATAGAAAGAGTTGCTTTCATTGCATCTTGTCTATCTACTTCACCGAGTATTGCTAGTCTTGTTGTTTCTGCAATTGATCCAAGGAGCTCGTCACCAGTTTGTCCTGTTGCCGCGATATCAGCACCTAGCGCAATAGTTTCTTTAAAAGATGCACCCATTGTCTTAGATAAAACTTTTGCTGTTTCAACAACTTCTTCTCTAATTGCTCTTAAATCTGAAGCGGATGTAGCTGCAAGACCGCCATAAACTTTTGTTAATCTTACAAGCTCTGCGTCTGCTTCTCTAAATGCTTTTCCAGCTGCCGCTCCAAACATAGTTAGAGGAACTGTGAGTCCTACGGTAAGCTGTCTACCTGCCCACTGAGTATTTTTACCCCAGTTAATTAAAGACCCTGCTCCTTCAGATAATGCACGATTCATAATCTGCATTTCCATGCGAGCTAATTTTCCGCTATTTGCTATTGCATCTAAGCCTCTAGGAATCATTACATTGTATTGCATTAAACCTTGAGCATTTCTGCCCAGAGGTTGCAGTACTGAATTTTGAAGCATTACCTGTTCTTTGGCAAGCTCCCTGATCATACCCTTTTGAGTTGTAGAGTGCTCTCTAAATGTTTGGAAATAGTTCTTAAGCTTTAGTCTACCAGCATCTAAGTTTTTACCAAATTTATCTACATCAGAATTAAGGTTTACAAAGTGGCTGGAGAACTGTCCGCTTCCAGTTAAGGTATCTCTGAATAGATTATTTGCTAATTTTGTTGAAGAAGATATTGCTTTGTTTGATGCAAGGAGTTCTCTTTGTAGTTGCTGGAGACTAGCACTAGCCCTGTGTACTTCAGACACAAGGCTAGACAAGTCGGCTTTGGCGACTATACTGGTTACAATTTGTTCGTCAGCCATTAATTACTCCTAGAATATCCTAACCCTGCGCCAATTCCAAATCCAGCTTGTGCTGCGAATGGCCCTTGTAATCCAACAACATCATCTGCTGATGCTGTTATACCAAGTGCTCTTCTTTGGATATCTTCAAAGGTAGAACCTTTTTTTTCTTCTTCTACATCATCATCTAATTGTATTCCTTTTAGTGATGCTGCAAACTTTCTTTGGTTGTGCTCTTTTAGGTTTATCGCTGTTATGGTTTGAACCAACTCTGGCATCGATAAATTTTCTTCTAGCTCTTCATAATTCTTCCAGTGTCCCAGAAGAAAAACTTGGCCTTCTAAAGCGGCTAAATCTAGTTCTGACCAGCCAGTACTGCTGCCGCTATCAGGTTTGGGTCGTCCATCTTAATTCCTCCGCAAACTTCAAGGATGCGGTTAATTGTTGGAACGTCTAATGCTTCTTCTAGCTTGTCTAGGTCTGCAACTAGATCTGGTAGCTGAGTTTCTATTGCAACTCCGCATGCTTCTACCAAAATACCAAGTGTTGCAGCTTCGTCTTCTGCGTCTTGAACTTTTTTAATTACTTCCATAAACTTTCGTAGTTGCTTGATTGATAATGGCTTGAGCTTTACTTTAGCTCCGCTTTGTAGTTCAATCTCTTCTACGTCATATACTGTTGTTGCCATTGTATCCTCCTTAAGGATCGTCTAAATTATTATAGCATAATCATTATAAGGGTACAACAGCAAAGCCCCCAATTTCTTGGGGGCTTTGATATTAATTATTAATATAATTAAGCTGATAGAACACGGTCAATAATTTTACCGTACTCTGAACCAATGTGGCTTGCTTCACCTGATGGGAGAAGACGGAATGTCACTGGGAATGTTGTTGCTGCTGTACGAGCCAAAGAGAACTGTGACTGCTCAACAGACAAAACACGACGTGCATAGTATACACGCTCTGTTGTTATATTAGCGCCTGAATCATCTCTTGTTGGAGCTTGTCCAATTGCAATTAGTTGACGCTCTGTTGGAGCTGCACCTAGTGCGCCTGCTTCCAAGCCTAGTACGTCAACGTCAGAACCCTTTACTAGCGTTGATCCCTTTTGTCCAAATACTGCTAGGATATTTTCTAGAGTACCTTCTGCCATTTCTGTTGAAATTTGAACCTGCATAGCAGACTTGAAAAGCTTAGCTGTATCGAGCAACTGATCAACAGTTACTGAATCGAATGTTGGCTGGTAGCTGATCTGAAGACCGTTATTTGTGTAACCTACGTTACGATATGCTCCACCCTTTTTTGGGTTAGATGCTGTAAACGGAGCTGTTGCTTGTGTAGTAGCTGTGTCTACAGATACCTTATTTAATGTATCTGTGTAAGACTCTCCTGCTAAGAATGCTGGTACGTAACGGTTTTTATCTGCAACGAAAGCATTTTCTGGGGTTGCCCCTGCTTCCATGCTATTATCATAACCATTTACGGTTGAATCTTCTACTGACAAAAATAGTGGTGATGCTCCAACAAGAATGTTGCGGGCGTCTCCTGTATTTTGATATGTTGCCATAATTGTATTGCCTCCTGATTTCATATGAAATTAATATATATATTTTGGCTGGCTAGGCCCTTTCCTCTGTTCTAATTTTACTCTACTATATTATAAAAGGCAAATTAGGCAAACCTGCCCTGGCCATTTGTTATCCTTGAATATTTGACCTCTAATATGACATCTGCTGCATAGAATCCTTGGATTTCTTCTGATGGAGCTGTAGATGATATGTCTGCTATATGGATACTATGGAATTTGAATTTATCTGATAACCCCGCCCATTTATTCACATCTCTGGCAGATTCATCCATTCTTCTGAATTCATCTGTTAGGAAGTTTCTTATTTCAACAATATCGATAAGTTCTGGAGAATATAGTGTTAGCAGTATTTGCTCGCAGCATATCATCCAGTTATTCTCATAAGACATTCCTATCTTGTCGTAGACTATATGCTTCTTACCGCTTAAAAACTGATTCATCTCTGGTTGTTGCTGGACTGGAACAATTGGCACAAGAGTCTCATTTAGATTATCTGAATAATATTCTTCCTCGTTGAATATGCCTAACCATGTAAGCCTGTTCCAAAGGAACTTTCTTATTTCAAACATTGCATCTAATTTATAATTAGCCATGTGATAACCTCGCAAATGCTGATGATGTTGCAGCCTCAGCTTCACTTGCCAATTGATTTGGTGAGAAACTATATTTAACTGATTTAACTTGTGCTGGTACACCCAGCGCTCTAGACAATGATGAATTAAATAATCTCTGGAATCCCGATTTTTTTATAGACATATTGACTAGCTGTCCAGTAAAGAAATATCTATACTGTGCAAAGAAGGCGTTTTTGGTTGCCGCACCTCCTGGTTTTCTAACAGTAACGGATTCGCCTTTTGGCATAAATATTGTGTATCCGTCTACATCAAATACCAGCCTTTCAGAAAATCTTGGCCTTATGACTACAGTCTTTCCCTCTTCCATAACAGAAGCTTTTTTTACAAAGACGTGTTTATTGTTAGAGTTTTCAGATGGTACAAAAGACTTTGAGTCAGTTAGTTCGTAATTAATTTTTAATGATAATCCATCTGCAGGAAGCTTATTTAATTTAAATAGTCTTGCCTCGCTATCTCCTACTCTTCCCCATTCGTAAACATGGTGAAAAGATTTTGGAGATGTTCTTGCTTTTGCGTCTATATAGTCTGCAAAGTCGATCTGAACCTGATCAAATATGACACTTCTAAATGCTGATTGAAACTGTGGGTTAGCAGCAAGCTTAGCCATAACATTTGTTTTATAAAATAAAGCTGCAGATATCTGAGCAACTGTGCTGTCTTTTATTGCACCACTTACTGGCTTATTAGACATTAAATTAACTAATCCGCTTGCTGCTTTAATTGCTAAAATTTCAGATGCCAATTTGTTGATTCTCCGCTCTTTCCAATGAAGAATTGTATCCAACAACATTTCCAAAAGGATCTGCTATTGGGGTTGTTCCCATAACATCAAATACAGTATCTGTATCATTTGGGTAATTTAATTCATACCATATTGGTTTCCCATTGACATCTCTAATATTCTTAACTTTATCTCTAGCAGTAAGTCTTTCAGATGTTCTAACTTCTATAGACTGATCATTAGAATATTTGTTAGAAAATTTTTGCTTGTCATTTCCTTTAGCCCCGCCCTGCGTAATAATTCCACGAGCATAACAATCTAATGTTTTAATATAAGAAAACTCTCTAACCATTGCACCAGTGTTTGGATCCTGCCGTTCTGATTGACGGTAGACATCCATTTTCATGGTCATTAAACCATCAACCACGTCAAACATTACACCAGTACCATTTGTGTTATAACATAGTCTGCTAAAAGTTTATCTGCGTAAGAAGATCCTGTTCCGCTAAAAGCTTCAGAAGAATACTCAAAGTCCCAGTCTGTTGTGGAGATCTTTTTAACGTATCTATCTCTCCATACACGGTCTTTTGCAAAGTACATCTTCATTAGCTCAACTGCTGCGTCTCTAACTTCATTTGGAATATAATCCCAGCCGAATCTTGCATAAACTTTATACGACTTTGATCTTCTAAAAATATTTGGGGAAGAGTCATTTATTGAAGGCGGTACCATTCCATTTGCAATATATACATCGTCATTAACGCCAGAAAAATGATTGGCTCTTATTCCAAATCCACTTACTGTATTTTCAACAACTATGCCTAAGTTGTTAATGCTATTGATATTGTCTATAAGCAATTCATCATTGGCATATAGGGTATGTAGCCTATTTATTTTTTTAGGCATTGAAAGTGTATCTGAATCACTTCCTATTGTAAAGAATCTATCATCATGCAAATAAAACTTTTGCCCTGTATGCCCTTCAATTATGTTTCTTGCGTATCTTTCTGCTAGCTTTAATTCCTGATGTGTTTTATGATTTGGATCATTTGCATCTGAACCAAGTCCCATTTCTTGTGCTGCTTCTTGTATATCGACATACGGAGTAATAACATCAAGGTAGGTTGTATTTGAATAGGATACGGAGTCGTATTGCCAATCCCATATTAATTTAAACTTTCTGTTTCTTGTTGTATGCTGTATTGGAAGGTATACGCTAAATGAGCCCTGATCTACTTCACTTGCTTCTGCTGTAACAGTAGCAATAATTGTTGAAGGACTAATTTGTGGAGAGACAACTGGATCACCAGTTATATCATAAAATTTTACGATTACTGATGCGGTAGGCGTAACTGCTTCACCTTTTACGTAAAGCTTTGTTGTGGCTGCCGTGCTTGTATTCTGGTATATCTCTGCCATTTGTTAGGCTTAGTTGTAATACTCCTGTACTTCTCTAGGTGTAGCCAATCTAAACCCTTCCTCCTTATCAAAAATTTCTTGAGCCACATCGGGCTTCATTGCTACAAATGGGTGCTCTATTGTAAATGTAAACCCTAGCGCATCATATCTATAGTTTGGTCGATCCATCTTTACAAGAACCATATCTTCATCAAGTTTTTGATTTGGATCCAGTCTAGGAAGAATTTCATCTGAGTCTTCTTTTGCATTTTCTATGTTCTTAAGTGTTCCTTGGTAAACTGACCAAGTTACTCCTTCTTCTGCAAGTGATGCGATAATATCTGCTTTGTTTTTTAGGCCGTCCACGTCAACTGCGAAGTCCGCTGCTAATGTTTTTAGTTCCTTGACCTTAAGTGTGTCAAATGACATATATATACTCCTTTGGTATGTATACAAATTATAGCACTATAAAATTAAAATGAAAAGCCCCTAAAATTAATTAGGGGCCTTTCCAGCAAGTTATTTCTTAAATTAAGAAGCAACCTTAACGTCTTTAACGACTACCCATGCGTCTGCCTGCTCAATTTGGGTACCCACGCGAGTATACATTGTATATTCGATTGAGTCCTTCTTTGGCCAGAAGAAGCGGTAAACAGTTACATCACGCTTGATACCAATAACAACGTTATTTGGGAATGTCAAGTGGACGTCTCCGTGCTCTCCTGTTGGTGTTGCATATGATCCTACCTGAGTTTCCTTAAGTAGTGGAACTTCAACAATTGGAATACCAAATGCAAATGGTGCAACATATCCTGCTGGACCACCTAGACCACCCTGGTCTCCACGGATGATGCTTGAAGCAATATCCTGTGGGTTAACGTTCTGGATGTTCTGTGAAGTTGAATACAAGTAATCTTGTATAAGGTTTGAGCCTGCAAGGAAGCGTAGGTCTGGACGACGCTGCTTGTACTTACGTGGCATTGCCTTAAGGGCCTTGTTGAAGATGTCACGGGAAATTGCTGCACCCGCTCCAGCTACTACACGACCATTTGTCTTTGCAATCTTAACAACACCGTCGAATGACTTGTAAAGTGCATCTCCAGTTAGAGCTGTGTTACCGTTAAGAACTACGTCCTCAAGGTCGTTACCAGCCTGTGTTGCCATAAGTCTTGCAATGTGATCTTCTAGATCTGCACCTTCAATGTTATCTTCTAGAGACTCAGTTGAAAGCTCCCAATCTAGACGAAGCTTCTTTGTTGTGAGAGAAATCTTTGAGAACTGTACAGCTGCATTTGAGCCAGTGTTCTCTGCTTCAGCTGCAAGCTTCATAAGCTTCTCACCGACGCCAATACGATCAATCTCTGTAGTGTCAGCTCTCATTCGAACTGTACGTGCTACCTTACCAATTACTGTTGCATCGAACATGTAATCGAGGAATCTTGCGGATTGCTCAGGATTGAGCAAGCCTCCCTTACCCTCGGAACCTACGTGAATTCCGTTGGTAGGGTCCGCAGCGCCAGTCATTCCACCTGTTAGTGTTGTGCCTGCTTCTGCTGCTTTTGCTAATAGTTCATTACTCATTAGTTTTCACCATACCCTTATTTTGTTAATTCGCTAACGGAACCGAGGAAAGTGCCGTTCCATTTTGATTTTTTGATTGTTACTCCTGTTGACCCGCCAAGGTCAGAGGACTTCTTGATTGCAGTGTCTGATTCTACTGCGTCTACTCTTTTTTCAACTGTGTCCATGATGGACTTGATTGAATCAACTGCTGTTGAGAGTTCTGTGTGCTTTTCTGCTAATTCTGAAATTCTCAAATCGACATTCTTGCTAAAAGCTTCGACTGTTTCCTTGATTGTTGAAACCTGAGCAGCGTTTGCCTCAGAGGCCTTTTCCAAAGTCTCTGAGAAGAAACCCTTAAGGTCGCCTAGCATTTTAACAAAGTCAGGTGACTCCTGAGATGTTAGTTCTGCTGATTTTTCCAGAACTTCGGCAGAAGTTTCTTCAGCTACAACTTCAGCAGACTCTTGTTCTACTGGGGCAACTTCTAGAATAATTTCTGCAGGTGTTTCTACAACTGCTTCTTCTACTACTGGAGTTGCTTCTGTTACATTAAGCTTTTCCACTTCATTTCCTCCTTCTGCAATTGCCGTATTTATATTTTGTGTTTCAGGCAATGTTTGCAATCTTGATCTACGTGAATCAAGAATCTTCTCTATTTCTTTTCCTTTGTTTACGTCGTTTGACTCTACCCATCCAATGAGCTCTGTCTTTTTTCCAGTAACTGGAGACAAGTATTCTGATTCTGTTGACATAAAAACAGAATCGCTGTCTGCACAATAAAATATATTTTCCATTTTAACATCTGCTGCGATGCCTTTAAAAATCATTTGTCCGTTTACTTTTTCAATAGAAAAAATGTTACATAGTTCGTTTGCTGGTGAATCAACGATTGATAGTTCAACTAGTGCATAATCTTTAATAAATCTTACTGATGCTCCTGTTGATTTGTTTACTTCGTTATCTGATTCAAGAATCTTTCCGCCGATTGAGAAACCAGTTAAAGTTCCGTCTAGAACTTTTTCCCATGTATCCTGGGCGCCTTTTGAAATGTATGCATCAACGTAAACTCCGTTGTAAAATTCTTTTGTTATTGGGTCGTAAAAAGTTTCTGGTCTGAATGAAGCAACCTTGCCAACTGCAAGTGGCTGATGCATTTCTCTTAGGTTTCCTCTGAAACCTTCAAACGCTTTCATACTTGCTTCTTGCGTAACGACGTCACCAGTCTGATCTAGGTTATCTAATGTTGCAAAACCTGAGACTGTTCTTTTTTCTCGATTGACCTTTGTAAATGGAACAGCTAAATTAATAGCATTTCCATTTGAAGACCAATGTGACTTTTCGATAATCATATGTTATATATTATAGAGATTATTGTATCAAAAGGCAAATAACTAGTTGAGTAGGACTAGTTGACTTGTCTTCCATCTCCTTTTGCATTTCTGCCCTCCCCAGATTTATCTGGGGAATTTGCTGATCTCTCTTGGTCACGAGTTCTACTTTGAGTAGCCTGAGCCTTAATTTCGGCTGCCTGGGCTGCAAGGTCTACTGGGACATCTCCACCTTCTCGTGGGACCATTCCCATTCTTACTCTAATTTCATTTGGAGTAATTACCTGGAATCTAAGATATCTTTCATCTATTTTAGACTGAGTATCTGCATCTGTTAGAGAAAGCTCATTGAACTTTAGATCCATTGCATCAGTCATTTCTTGAATTATTTTACTTAGCTTTTTTTCTAGATTTTGCTGTGCTGGAAGACAAACTTGCTCTTTAAATGTCTTATCTGCGTCTCTAGCTGCAGCCAAGTTAATCCCTGCTGGGGTGCCAATTTTATTAATTGGTACTCTGTGAGCCATTAATATTTCATCTCTATTTGAATTCCTATACTTTTCAAATGAACCTTCTTGCGCCCCTGCTTCAATTGGCTCCATTTTAAATTCAGTTTTTGAGTCTGGTGAGTCTGGTGGAAGTGGTATATATAAAGATCTGTGGTTCTTTCCCTTTAATCCGACCTGGAAAAATTCAAGCAATTTTCTTTCAGATTCTGGAGAAAGCTTTGCTCCCTTTACTGTAATAATGTATCGAGGGACCGCTTTATTTTCAAAATAATCTAAGTTATATTTACCAGCAAATTCGTTTCCAGCCATTGCATTTTGTGCAGCAATTATATCTGGGATTCCATAATAGTTATTTTTTGGGGTGTACTTTTTTAAATGAATAATTTCGTTAGGTCTATCTTCTTGTCCTGCTATAGGGTTTATTGTTTCTGTATCCCCAAAGTTTCTAAAGAATACAGCCTTGCCGTAAAGAAGCTGTATAAAACCGTCTCTAAGGCGTCTCACACGCATTGTCTTTGAGGGTATGTGGCCAATGTACCCAATCTTTCCAGTCGTCGTTCTACCGACCTCCAGATAGCCATTACCAGTAGCCTCTACGTCAGTATAGAACTTAATAAGTGTTTCTTTAAAAGTTTCATCTTCGTTACAATCTTCAAGCCATTTATGCAAGTCTTGCTTAATTCTATTCAGCTTCTTACGTGCTCTTTCTAATTGCTTTTCATCATTAATTTCATCTAAGGCATCCGTTGTCTTTTTTGATTCAATAAAATCAAATCCAAGACCGACTATGTTTGCTACCTTTGCATTTATAGCAGCGTAGTTGTATGGAGAAATTTCATAAATTGTTGATAGATAATCTAAGTTGTATTCTGGTTGAATTAGATCAAACGTGGCGTACCCGCTAACTGCTTGTTGATGTTGAAGCTGCTGGCTTACTGCGCCGTCTTTTCCAACAAAAGATTTTTGCAGATCTCTAGAAACTTTTCTTCTAAATGAAGCTCCCAGTCCTGAAAGCTTTAAAATATCTTCGCCCTCTATATCAAATAGATCGTCTGATTTTTGAGTGGTTGGATTATTAAATCTCATCCAGTCCGCCACGTTAGAAACCTCTATGTTATTAATAAGCATATCGTCTTCATTCTCAATCATTTTTTACCACCATTCAGCTTAGCCATCTCTTCTTTATGTACACTAATATCTAAAGGATCTGGAGTAAGTCCCCATCTTAATCTTTGCTTTTGATACTCAAACTCTTCGTCGTCAATTTGTCTGCTTCCCTCAATAAACTTAGGCTGGCCGACGTCAATTCCATAGTGAGCAACTGCTGATGCTAGCAGAGCAATTCTTTCTTTATTACCAATCATTGATGCTATTGATAGGAAGTTGTTGTCTTCATCTCCAACCCATCTGCCATCTGGCATCTCCCAGACATAAACACCCAATCTGGTATCCCCAGATTTCATTTGAGCATTAATTCTTTTTATGTCCATAGTTAATTATTTTACCATCTTTATGTCTACAAGTCCAGCCTTTTGTCACCTGACCTGACAAAATTACAGAGTTTGGAACACTACCCTGTCTCTTGAATATGTTGACACGGGGCCTTGTGTCAATGACATTGACGATCCTTGCCCAACAGATAAAGGCTTTCCTATATAGAGGTCGTAATGCTCTTGGTGGCTAATTAGAGGATTTGTGTACAGTGCAATATTTTGATATAAATTATCTTCGAGGACTCCAGTTCTTACTCCCAAAAGCTGCTTGCCATTAAACCAGATCTGACCACTTACTATTGAATTGGTTTTTATTAATATATAGTTAGGCTCATCTATATATAAGTATGAGGATATATTTGTTGCTGAGGATGCATCTTGGCCATTAATATAGATATTGCTTATATTGGCTTTTGATATTGCTCCGCCTGCCGCCCAAGAAAGGTAGGTTTCTGTAGATCCAGTTTTGTTAAATATTAAGTGGCCACTAGATAATGATTTTGGAGTAAATATCATTTCAATATTTCTAACATCTTCTGCTGAGTTTATAAAAAATGCTGAAGATTTTGGCCTTATACCGTTGTCATAGTTTCTGGTTCTAATTGGATATTTATTGTTGGACACATCAAAATCCCAAGTGCCCCCAATGGTTGGTTGCGAAGTAGATAGAGTACTTCCTCCATTATGAGAAAACATCTTCTTCTCAGAATGAAAATAAATCTTTAAAGAGTAAAGTTCTGGCAAGTAAATGTCTGAGTTTGTAGATGTAAATACAAATCTAAAGTATAGTATTTTGGTTGAAGAAAATGCAGAACCTTGAGAAAAGCCTGGTATTGATGATCCATTTACACACGGTGTCCACGGTCCAGTTTCAGATGTTTCCGACACATATACTGAGACTCCTTTTGAAGCTACCCACTCTATCTTTGAAGATACATATTGATTTGTAATGTTTAAAACTATATCTTCTACAAATTCTCCGCTAGTAAATCCTGAATTTAAATAAATGCTATTGTTATTTTGATTATACGAAATTGCTGCATTATCATATATGAGGTCTTTCCAAGGTACCTGAACTGGATAAACATATTTTGTTGTTATGTCTTGGTATCTTTCTGCGCCTCTAAATAACTCACCTAACTCTGGAACTGCAATCTGCTCATCATTATTTAAAAATAAATTATTGTAGTGTGATAGTATTGAGTTTCCAGAAAGAGCATATCTGTAAACTGCTGGGCAGTCTATTATAAAATGTTCACCTGCTGGCGCTGGTCCACATGATAGTGTTATACTTGTATTTGTAAAAGATATGGATATAGGTTTGCTTTCAACTAAAACTCCATCTATATACAAACTCATTGAGCTTATAGAATACACTCCAACAATATGAAGCACTCTATTTGGATTAGGAACAGAGTAATCAAGCCTTTCATTTTCTAATTTAAATACTACGTTGCCATTATCCCAATACAAACCAATTCCGTCTATGTCTGCAAATATTGGAGTTATAGATGTTAGCGTTTTTGGATGAAACCATGCTTCAAGCGTAAAGTCATTGTCATATGTTGATGGTGTTCCAAAACCTCCTGTGCCTGTGGTTCCAGAAAAATCTTTTGAAATAACAAACTGAATTGATTTAGTGCTATCTATTTTATTTGAATGTCGGCCACCAGAAACTATTGGCATGCCCGATATTTCAATTCCACCTACATAAGATCCATTATTACCGCAACCAGAAATATCATAAGCAACAGAACCTGAAGTCTCATCAAGCTTCCATAGTCCAGTAGGTAAATCTTTTATTGTAGAAAGATAGTATGACATTATTTCCTAAAAAATATCTTTTTAAATTTCCTTAACATATTAGAGGCAGATTGTTTATTTTTTTCATAAGCAGCGTCTGTTCTTTCAGTAAAGGCATGGCTCTTAAAGTACGGGTTGAATTGAAGGTCTGTAAAGTGCCTTCTAGGGATTCTTTTATAAGGAGTCATATTTAATATTATACTACAACAACTGCCAAAATCAAGAGTCTAGTTTTTTATCAATTCCCAGATTTGATAAGAATCTTTCTGGGTCAAATCTCCAATTATCTTTGGCAAATGAGGTCATTATTTCCATGCAGGTATCTTCGTATGCTTGAATTGAGATTAAAGGCTTTAATTTCAATAGGGTCTCTGTGACATCAATATAATTTGTTCTTAAAAAGCTAGGGTCTCCAGCCTGATTTCTCTTAAAGACCTTTTCATTAATTCTTCCATTGGGCTCATACAATCTAACTGTTAGATACTGCTTTGCAAAGCCCCAGTCTTCATACATATTATATGCTTCTGCTGCTTCAATTGCGTTAGGAAAGAAGATAATTGATCTTGCTGGTTCTTCCCCGTCTCTTGCAATTGTAAGCATATAGGCATCACCTTTTTTATTAGCTACCGCTTCAAGATACTCTTTAACTACATCGTGATGCTCTTGCTTTAGTTGTCCGCTCATTACGTCCATCCCATGTTAAAATGTTCTCTATATTCTAGATAATCAATTGCATACGGGTCTACCCACCAGTCTTCATGCCATTGCCTTACAACTAGCTTATAGCCGAGAGAGGATAAGATTTCTCGTTGGGCTTCTCTCATGCCTTTATTATTATATTCAATTTGGGCATCATGCTCAAAAGTTATTATAGAGTATCTGTATTTGCTTAATGGAACTGCTAATAGTCCATGCAGTGTTAGATAGGGATTTCCTACAGCATTTCCTTGTGGCGTATATCCAGCATCAATATCTACTTGCAGGTAATCAATTTGTTTTGGGAAATTATTTTCTTCAAAATATGAAAGGTAATTAAAATGCGTAGCATCTCCAAGGATACATGGGTTTTTTCTATTTGATACAAACTCTGCGTGTCTTTGCTTGTCTATCTCAAATGATACGCCGTTCCAATTATAGTCTGTTTCTAGATGATAGGTGTTGCTTCCTTGCTTTGAATCAAAAGCACCAAGCTCTACGTAAAACCCATTTTCTTTATTTTTAAGTAACTGAGTAACAAATCTTTCTTGACCACTATTACCTTTATATTCCATTTATTTCTCCAAAAACATCTTTATTCAAAGACACAACTTCATTTAGTTTATGCTTTGCAAACATTGTAGATATGTATCTAGTTATATTATCTTGAACTGGAAGTGTTCCATGAAGTATCTCTCCAGCATGCAGAAGCAATGATCCTGCAATTGGTTTATGGGTTATCCCAAGATCTGGATACCTTAGCTCTCCGCCTTTATAGTCATCATTATAATAAATAACTACTCCATAAAAAACCTGTTCTCCATTAAGTCTGTGGCCATCATGATCATCTGTATGCTCACCAAGGGCATCGTTTAGCATATATCTTTGAAGATTTATTCCAGTTACTTCTAGATTTCCATTAAATAAATTACAGACTCTTTTATATATATCACTAAATATAGACTCTTTATTTACTAAACTGCTATTTAAAACTTTGTCTGTCCAAAAATCATACTGTATACCCTCTTCAGACCAATCTAAATTATCTTTAGATTCAGCAAACTGCATTACCTGATCAAGCTCGTCTTGTGTTATAAAATTTTGTATTTCATAAACTTGATCAGATAACTTTGCAATTTTATAGTCTAACATCAACTACATTATTCTTGGTTTTGTTCGTGATAGGCCTTTATGTATTCTTCTGATGGTCCACCTGGGCCACCTACAACATAACCATCAACAAATATAAATCCAGGAGTAATAAACTTTTCTCCTTCTTTCATAATATGAACTTGGTGCTTGTATGGATCTGTAGATGGGAAAATTAATGCGCTTCCAGCTTTTGGCTTTGCAGTAAATGTGACCATGTCTTTAGTCCTTGGGTCTAGCGCATCATCTGGTGGTCTAAGATGACCATTCATTTCTAATCTTAGATCTTCTGGTCTAATAACAAACGATATTTCTCCGCCTTCATAGTCATCATTCCAGTAAATAATAATTGACCACTCTAGGCTATTATCTCCAGCTTGTCTATCAAAGTGAGCTCCCATTGCACAGCCTGGAATATACTTTTGTATACCAACAAACGGTGATACGTTTGGAACTCCCTTAAGGCCTCGATCAACAATAAAAGACTCTGATATATTCTTAATAGCATTTCTAATTGTTGATATAATTAGGTCGACATCTTTTCTTAAATCATCATCTAGGTTTTCTACTTCAGAAAGGTTAAAATCTTTTTTCTTTCCAAAGATGTTGCCGTCTCTGCTACTTGAATTCCAGTTTTTCCAGCTTGGAATAACCTTATGAACTCTTTCATCAGAATCAAGCTTATTAACTAAATCAATAATTGCCTGGGGGTTCTCAATTACATCTGAATACATGTAAACATTTTCATGTAATTTTTCTTCTAGCTTCATTTGTCGTTCTCCTCTATTTTATATTTATTTCCATCTAGATCTATTCGGTATCCTTCTTTTAATGCATCTTGCCATTCTGACTTTATAACTTCCTGCTCTTCTCTAATTTTTTTCATTTCTGCATCCCAAGCGTCTATTGTTTCTTGTGGATATGATTCTGGTGACCGATCATCCCAAAATGAACCTAGGGTGTATCTTATTCCAGAAGTTATCATTGTAACCTCATGAGTATTATCAAAGCCTCCTGCAAAAGCTGCTAGCGTTCCAGTCTCTGGGACAAGTGTATGATTTTGCTTGTTAAATATTAACTGACCGCCCTCAAACTCATCATTTAAATACAAGAAGGCTGCGTATCTACTTCTTTCAAATGGGCCAGTGTTTCCCTGCAAATCTGTATTGTCAGAATGCTCTTTAGCATAAGCTCCTGGCTCCCACTTTTGAGCATGAAATCCAATTTTATGAATATCAAATGAAGAATTTCCATGCACCTCAGCTACAGCATCAATAATTCTATTTTGAAGAACTGAAAAAAAATCTGATGGCAAGCCGAACTGCTCTAGTTCTTCATCTCCGTCTTGGGGCAAAACTGATGAGTATGATTCATAGAAAGTGATAGGTGTCCAAGATAGCTTTTCATTTGCAACCTGCGCTTCTAAAACTTTTATAATTGCGGAAGATTCTTCTTTTGTTAAAAAGTTTTTAAACACTAAAATATCTGGCGTTAATCTTTCTGAAATACTCATTTATTTATATCTCCATCTAGTAGTGTTCTATGATATTTTTTATTTGGATCTGGTTGGTTTTCTCCAGTATGCTCTAAAATTTCCCAGAAAAATGGACAAGTGTATCTTATAGCACCTTTAATTTCAGTTACTCCGTGGATATAATTCATATCGCCTGGGAAAAAATAAGCTGCTCCCTTTTTAGGTTTAAATTGAACTCCCTGTAGTGGAAAATATAATTCCCCACCTTCGTAATCATCATTCAAATAAAATAAGCTTGATAGATCGTAGTATGGAAAATCATTTGGCAATCCAATATCTGGAAGTTCATGAAGCTCTTTATCTGCATGTGGTTTCTGGAACTGTCCAGGAAGCCAACGAACAATTGTTGTTCCAGTTGGAGTTACTTTAACTTTATAAAAATCTTCAACAATTGGTTTTAGTCTTTCAAACAAACCCTGGAGAACGGGCCTAATTGCTGGATCATTTTTGTCTAAAGATGGGCTTGTGCAGACTCTATCTTTCCAATAATTATGATCATATACGGTTGTACCATTTTCATTTACATGGCTCTCCGTTACATCCCAAATGGTAATCTTTCTAGCAGCTGCTTCAAGAAACTCTATTTCTTCTTGTGTCATAAAGTTTTCTAGCTCAACTATCATGTCCTTGCCAGATCCAAAAAATCCAGATGGGGTTAAAGATGGAGTCTTGTATACGACTGAAGCGTCTTGATTTGTTTGATTCATATTCTTATTATATCATTTCTCATTGCTTGAAGTAAGGTCAGTAATTTTTAACTTTAAAGACTTAACCTCATGGCTTCCAAGGACGGTGCCATCGTAATCTACTGCATCTCTATAGAAATTTGTGAATCCACCTGATTGAGTAATTTTATCCCAGGCCTTAAGTCTCGCTTGTCTACGTATATGCTCTGACTCAGTAAATACTTTATCTTTTACTTCGAGCTCTACATTTTGATACTCTGACAAAGATATAGGGATAAATGTTGCCACTGGCATGCCCGCTGGAATCTTTATAACAGTATTCGGTCTTGTTATTTTCCATGCAATTGGTATGCCCTCTTTTAAAACAGATGTTGAAATAATTGTTGTAAATGGAGTAGCTCCATCTACAAAAAAATTAGGAGGAACTATTTGAAGCATTGAAACATTTGGATCCGTCTCAAAGAAAAACCCAGAGTAAAAACTAATTGTGCCATTTGCTCTTTGGCCAGTAGCAACTTGTGCTGGATCCGATATTATCTTTACATGATCTGGAGTCGTATCTGAAATACCATCCCAACTGAACTCAATATCATCTAAAAATGAGATTGACCAACCAATTGTATTTGCCAAAGAAACTGGAAAACATTTGTATGCATGGGCATTTAGAGTTTCATCCATCCAGTCTCTTTTAACTTTAGTTTGTTCTATTTTAGACCTAGTCTGTTTATTTTTATAGGCTGTTATTTTCATTGATTTCGTTATCCCATTTTGGATCATACATCTCTTGAGTATGAAATTTTTTACTATAGTCAAGCATAGTTACTATAGAATATTTTGTTCCTTTGGTTACAGCTTTTGCTTGATGAGGGTACATAAAGTTAGATGGGAAAATATAAAGGTCTCCAGCTCTTGGCTTAATATCTAGGCCCTGAAGTCTAAAATACAATCCTCCATCATCATAGTCATCGTTAACATAACCAACCAAGGACACAACGCAATTATAAGAATATCCGTGGTCTTGGTGCTCCATAAAATGTTGGCTTTCTCCATATTTAATAAAATTAAAAGCTTCCCAATATTTAAGCTCCATAATATTATGCGCTTTGCAGTAATCTACAACTACTGGATATTGAGCATCATAAACATCTTGCCATAGAGATTTTAACTTTTCAGCATCTTCACTTTTATCAAGAGCTATATCGCTTTTTTTAAATTTGAAATCTACGCAATCTCTATAGTCTGGCATTAACTGTTGATACCCAACATAAGCTGGCTGATAAGAATATCTTTTTTCTTTACTGCCAACTGGACCAACTGAGCCTTCAAGTCTATTTATAATGTCAAATTCTTTTTTTAATACGTCTCTATATACAAATATTCCAGGAGCCAACTCTTCTTTGCTACTCCATGTTGGAGATGTGCTTTTCTTTTCTGTTGTCATTTATATTCTCTCTTTTTCCAAATTTTTGACTTATACACTCCACCGTCGGGCTGACGATAAAACTTTGCATTATCCATTAGTTTTTTTTGCATTTCTTTTACATCAAGATACTCAACTTCGTGGCTCCAGTCTTCTCTTTTAAATGGAAGTACTTGTAGAAATGGTGTGCCTTTTGGGACAGTTCCTTCCCAATCTTTTGCAATAAAAAATGGAAATGTACCAAGTAAGTGGACCTCATCATTATCAACAATACCGCTGGTATTCAAGAAAGGCAAATCAAATCTATTCATTGGTGTCATAAATAATGCACTGTATCCTTTTGGAACTTGAATTCCCCATTCTGGGTACCAAGCAAAATGATCTTCGTGATAACCAACTGGAGATGGAAATTGCTGCATAGGAGGTCTTTCTGTTACAAAGCCTACATGCTTTTTATCTTTTATCTCTACAGATATTTTTCCCTTTTTATTTTTTGAAAAAAATAAATCGCATGGCGTGCTTAATACATATCCAGTCATAAATGCATC